AGCCTGAGACTTTTTGGTGTAGTCCGTACCTTGTTGATAACCCTTGATAAGTTCGTCTAGTTCTACTTCGACTTCCTCACCAGATGCTTTGACTTTATATCTCTGCTTGGGTTGTTCCTCGGATTCCTCCTCAGAATACTCAACTTCGTCAGTCTCTTGTTGGTACTCTGGTTGACCTTCGGCTTGGCTGTTGTCAGCTTCCTCAGAATCACCCATCATGCCTTCAAACGCTGAAGCGGCTTGGTTTACATCTAGGCTTTCACTCCCATTAGGGTTGGTGTTTTCCATTTGTCATCTCAATAATCGCCAGAAACCTTCTGGGCGGAGGTGTAGCCTAAAGGCTACAGAATCTTCCACTTCTTCTCTCTAATCACAGTTTCCGAGGCCAAGCCTTCTAGGTGTCCTGTAATTAGTTCAATAGTCTTAATGTGCCGATAAGCATCTTCACGCCTATCACATTCTTCTGCACTTGTGTTAATTATTACACTAATCTGTTCTTTTTTCAAATTATCTATGACTTCTTTGAAAAAGTCATCATTTAATAAGTTTTTAGCCCATTGTGCCAGTACGTGCTTGTCCATATTGGTTTTGTATTCCAGAAATAATATCGTTAATAGACAAAGTGCTTGCTGATGGCATACCTTGCTTGCTACCCAAGATGCCCATCAAATCGTTGTAACTCAAGCTAGATGGCTGTGAATACTGGATAGGCTCTGGCACTTGACCATAGTTAGGGTCTAGGAACTTTTCCCATTGAGTGCCAATTAGTAGATTTCTATCGCCAAAGTTAATTGGAGGCAATACAGTAGCAGGTGCAACGCCTGTCTTTGGGGGAGTAGCCCAATTAGCAGGAACATCAACAATTGGATATTGAACCCCACCAGAAGTACCACCACCAGTAGCAGCGTTAATTCCTGCAATAGTAGTTCCAATACCAAGAAGTTTTATTACATCAGACGTAGTTAATGAATTATCTGTTTTAGTTCCAACAGTAGGCGTTGTAACTGTAGGAGTAGTTGGCGTAGTTACTGTGGGTGTTGTAGTAATTACTGGAATATCAGGTTGCGCAGGTCTTTCAGCAGTAACTTCAACATTCGGGGTAGTAGCTGAACCACCACCTAAAATAGATGTAACAGCATTTAAAACATCTGGAGACACTTGTTCTGGTGCTTTAGCAGTTATAGCAACAGTTGGAACTTGTGAAAGAGTGTTAATTAAATCAGTAGAAGTAATTGGTGTTCTGGCAGCATTAACAAGCAAAGTATCAGACGCACCTGTTACTGGCAATGCGCTAGTAATAGATGCAATATCTGCTGCACTTGCATTTTCTAAAAACTGAGTAATTTGTGCGTTTGTTAATCCTGCCCCTTGCATTGAGCTAATTAACTGACTCTCAAGCGCATCATTAAACTGCGTTGGGGTCATATTAGATGCGTCTATTGGGCCACCTTGCAAATAACCACTCAATGCGCCACCTGCACCACCAAGCAATGCACCTTTAAGAACATCACCACCAGCAAGACCTGTTGTTGCGCCACCAAGAATAGCATTACCCAATGCGCTTGAAGCTATTTGACTAGCACCAGTACCTAGTAAGGCATTACCAAGCAAACCACCTGCGCCAGTAGCAGCTAATGCAAGTTGAACAATAGGCATCCAATTACCAGCATCAGAACTAGATGCGCCAGTTGTGTAAAAAACTGGAGTGCCATTAGGGGCAAACTCAACTCGATAACCTGTGTTGCCTTTACCTACAAATGTGCCACCAAAAGCATTACCAGTTTGACGTTCACTATAAGTATTTGGAACTTCCTGACCAGTTACTTTATTTCCATAAGTTGATACAACTGATTTATTACCTTCTTCATCAACAACAGTTTTTTGTATTTGACCAAACTGGTTAATATCTGTTACACCTGTTTGAGCAAGAATCTTAGCCATTTCAGCAGCGTTAGCTTGTGCTGAACCATAACCTTGACCTGACCATTGGTCAGTTGTGCCTTGAGAAAGAATCTGGTCTGTAAGTTTTGCTACAACTAATGGCGTAGAAGACGTTGTAGTTAAATTAGGTGCTAAAGTAGCTTGTTGTTCAACAGGTGTTGCAGATAGCGTACTCTGTACTGATTGCATAAACGATGCTTGTTCAGCAGGGTCTACAGAATTACCAAAAGCACTTTTCCAAAACGCTAAACCTTCAGCATCTGGCTCACGTCCTAGAACCTGAGAATAAAGTTGTTCTACAGTAGTAGCCATGCTTAACCCCTAATCTCTACGTTAGATGTAATGCCAGCACCAATCTTCATTGCTTTCAATTGTGCTTCTGCTTCAAACTCTTGTTGCTTCATAGCAAAGTAAGCCTGTTGTTTCTCACGCTCTAGTTGCAACTTAGCAGCTTCTTTCTCACGCATCATCTGCATTTCAACAGCAGCCTTTTGTTGCGCCATCTCTGTATCAATCTGCATCTGTTGTTGTTTCAACTGAATGTCAGCTTGTGCTTTAGCTTGGTTAGCCTGTATCTCAGCCTGTGTCCTAGCCATAATTGCTTGAACTTCTGGAGGCATTTGTTGCTGCTGTGGAGGAGGATTACTCAACGCTTGGTCTTGCTCTGGCGTAATAGGCTTGTAGAACTCAGCAGAATCTTTGAACCCTGCAATCTCAACCATGCGTCCCAATGTGCCACGATACTGAGCAGGTGAAACGTAAGGGTTAGCAGGGCCGTACTGAGCAATCAACTGCTCTTGTTTAGCAAGAACCATAGACAACATAGCCATCTGCTCTTGTCGGTTACCTGCACCTAAACCAACATTGATAGACACATCATATTGGTTAGCCCATGTTCTAGGGTCAAACTCTACGAACTCACCACGCATACGAACCATTCGTGCTTTGTCTTGGTACTTGCAGAGTAAATGCAAGATGCCTTGGAACAAAGACTTAACGCCTGTCTCAGCAAAGATTCGAGCCATTAGTTCAATCTTACCTGCGCCAGCTTGTTGCATTGAAGCTACCGCAGCAGCAGTCACGTTTTGCAAGATAGCAGGGTCTAAGCCCTGTGAAGCATCAGATACACCAGTACGCTTAGACTGTACTGTGTCCAGATACTGAAGCATCGGGAAAGCCTGATTAGCCACGTTCTGAACAACTAACTGCTGAACAGCACCTTGTGACTTGGCACGAATAACACCACCAGCAGTAGAAGTCAGCAAGTCATCAAGGTTTACTTGACCTTCCACAGCAACCACACGAGCATTGTTTGTCAGATATAAGTTATCCAACATCTGACGAGTGATAGTAGTCTTGATTAACTGTAGGTCAACTGTTCTATCAGCTAGTGAGTTACCAAAGAACTTGTGTGGAATTGGAATAGGACAGATTGAGTGGAAAGGAACATAGTCCACTTCCTCAACCATTTCCTTACCATCCTCATCTTGCAGAATCTCATTAGAAGCGTAAAAGACTTGAGTCAGAGCAGCAATGCCCTTTCCGTTCATATCAGTTTTGACATAACACTCAAAGACCTCAATCTCTTGCATTGATGGGTCATCTGTCTGTGTTTGGTAAGGTTGCTCACCAGCAGAGTAACGAGCCACTCGCTCTGGCGTATAAGCCAAAGCATCATCCATCTGTAAGCCTTCAACTTGCTTCTTATTGAAACCCATAGCAACCAAGTCACTACGAGTCAACATCTGCCTGTGGGCTACGAAAGGTGAGTCAGCAATAGTTCTAGCCTTCTTGCTAATCAAGAACTCCTCTGGGGGTACGTTCTCAATCGTTACTTTGCCTGACTTTTTCTTCTGTTGCACCACAACATTGTGTGTAGCACTCATCACAGGCATACCCATAGGGTCAACAACTGGCTGTCCCATTGGGTCAATGATAGGAAGTTCTGTCGTATCTTGCTCGACAATCTCCATAGTCTCATCACTCATCAGCATTGCTAACTCGTCATCAGACAAGTCAAAGTAACGCTCTTTAGTAATGTCTTCTTTGTTTTCCCAATAAGCCTTAACGATGCCGTTCTTTTGCATCAAGGCATCTTTGAACCAATCATGCAGAATGGCTACACCAGCGTTATCACGATTGAAAACCCAATTGCAGTAATCAGTAGCTTGCTTGGCAGAGGCTTCATCCCTTGGGCCTTGTGGCTCAAAGACTACGATATTGTCTGAGCCTGTAAAGATACGAACTAAGCTAGGTAGCGCACCATCTATGGCTTCTGCCACTTCTCCAGTAACGATTTGAGATTTACCCTCAACTTCATTACCATATGGCTGTCGTAGATAAGCCTCCAAAGCCTGTTTGCGTTGTTCAACAGTTTCACTTTCAATAAAGCCAATTGCATCATCAATCTCTGACTGTAGTATTGACTTCAGTTCGTTCTGTTCCATGTTTGTCCTTTGGAGGGCGACCCATTCGGGGTTTGTCCAATTGTAATGCTTTTACCACATTTTCCAACATTTCAAGACGTAATTCAAGTTCTTTTACTTTAGGGGCTAGATTTACCCCTTGCATTGATACATACATCAGACAATCCATTTCGGAGTTTGGTTAATCGGCTTAGACCACGTTGAATGTCCTTCATCCAATCCAAGGGCTAAGTAACGGAAAGAATCAGAGCCATGACTAGACCAATCGTGTAGTGGTCTTTCAAAGAATATCTTACGCTTTTCATCGTAATCTCTGCGGTAGTTTCTCAGGCAGTTCAAGCCATTCTGTACTTGTGGGACATTAAACCAGCATCTAGGCAACAACCTTCTTACCGCTTGGATGCCATCGTCTAGTCCCATTCTGGGAGCAATCTTGACCTGTAACCCTGATTCCTCAAGCATTTCTAGTCTGCTTTTACCAGTTCCAAGTTCTCTGACTCTTACGTCATGGGGCAGAATATGCTCTGCTTTGAGATAGTCGTTGTCCTTAATCCACTTCACATAGTGGTCTAGTCCTACCCCATGATTCTCATAATAGTCTAGTAATCTGACCTCAGAGCCTACCAGTTGAGCCACCCAGATAGATGTAGAGTCACCCATACCCAAGTCCCAAGCAGTAAAAGTTCTGCTGATTTCCTCTCTGGGAATCTCCTGCATATGCTTCTTTTCTTCTAACTCATTAAGCATAGTTCCGTAGTAAGAGCCTTCTACAGCAGCGTCAAAGCTACACTCAAACTCTTGGCGATATTTATCCTCGCCCATCTCATTCTTAGCAGCCTTCAGTTCTGTCTCATCTACTACCCCTGTCTCAGAGGCTTTGAACTCAAGCAGACCCCATCCATCCTCTTTCTCAGCCCTGTCTCTTAGTTCTTTGAAGTGGTTATGTCCCTTTGGCGTACCAATGAACAAGCACCATCCTTTTCTGTCTGTCAGAGCAGGTCTAACAATATCAGTCCATATCTTCGGATTCTGGTCACCCACCTCATCGATGATGACCCCATCAAAGAATTGCCCTCGGAGGGAATCAGGATTGTCTGAGCCATAAAGTTGAATACGCCTACCCCAGAAGTCAACTCGTAACTCTGAGATGTTGTTAGTACCGCCTAGCGGAGTAGTGTATTTAACGAGATAGTCCCAAGCTACCCTCTTTGCTTGTCCATAGGTAGGCGCAATGTAAGCGTAACGAGGAGTTTCTTTCTCGTTTAGCACCGCCTCACGGATTAAGTGGTTAAGCGCAGCTACAGTCTTACCAAATCTACGATGTGCCACTACTACTGCAAAGCGTTTGCCATCCAGTAACTCGTGAACCTTTAGTTGGTGTTCCCTTGGCTTATAGGGAATAACTATTTCGCCCATGTAACTCTATGCTCAATAGGCTTGTTAGAGTCGCCAGTTAGTTCAGTTCTAGCTAACTTGGGTGTTGCGTACTCAGCCAGTTTAGAAATCATATCTAAGGCTTTGTAAGGGTCAGGACGAATCTCTTTTAACTCATCTCCCTCTGCAACCAATGTAAGCCACCTAGAGACGTTTTCAGAGTTATCCTCTAGTAGACATCTAACTGTCTCTCTAAACTCGTTGGTGACCTTATTAACAGCCCCCTTGGGTCTTCCTCTACCTTTATTGGTTAGGTTTTCGGAATATCCTGTCTCTAATTTATTCATTTTGGTTTGACTCCTCTAGGGTTGGTCAAGTTAGTATCTACTCACAACGAGTATATTTAGTATATCACTTACCTTTTTTCTTCATTACTTTTTTAGCAGAACTAAGGGCTATGGCAACTGCTTGTTTAGGGTTGGAAACTACTTTCCCACCTTTGCCAGAGTGCAGAGTACCTTCTTTGTACTCACCCATCACTTTGCCAACTTTTTTCTGACCAGCTTTTGTCATTTTCATTTTTTAGGCTTCTTTGCTTTATTCTTTGCAGTACGCTCACCACGCTCAGGCATGGGTTTAGTCTTCTTCTGCATAAGTTTCTGCATCATTTCCATCGCTTGTTGGTTTGTCGTTCCCATCATATTCATCCTCGGTTATTGGCCCACCACTAATCCATGCCTCACAAGTCCTCTTGGAAGCACACTTAAAATCAAACACTTCGCAATAGCCTAAGTCGCCAGCATCAATGACTTCCCAAGCATCCATCTTTGTGCCGTTCAT